GCGGGCTGCGCCAGGGCGAAGATCGGCAGCAGCAGCGTGATCATCAAAATGCAGGAAAAGACAGCGCGGCGCATTGTTGTTCCTCCGTTGAAATGCTGCCTCTTATCGCCTGCTTTTACCGCGCGGCGCAAGCATTTCCGTGAAGCCGCAGCACACCCTTCCCGCGCCGGCCGAAATCCATTGGCTGACCAACATCATCGGCGCATCGGCGGCGCTTGTGATGATTGAAGCGCATGGCGGGACGCGGGTGTATGTGCCGAAGGAAATCAATCAGAATTCCGCCGCGCGGCTGGCCTTGCCGCTGCCGGAAGCGCGCCGCCTGGGTGAAGAATATGGCGGGGAACATATCCTGGTGCCGATCGCCCGCGCTTGGCGTGTGCGGATGTATCGCGCCGCGGGCATGACCTATCCGGCGATTGCGCGGAAGCTTGGAATCACGGAACGCGCGGTGGGGCGCATCCTGACCGATGCGGGCCTGACCACCTCTCAAGGCGACCTGTTCCGCTAAGCCGTGCGGACATGCGTCCGCATGACCTGACCGTTGCGCGCGCGCGATGGTGGGGCCATGACGGACGACGCCCTTCCTGACCTTCTTCTGCCGCGTGACCATGAACGCCTGGCCGGTGTGCATCCGGATTTGGTGCTGCTGGTCAAGGCGGCCCGGGCCTTCACCCCCTTCATTGTGTTGGAAGGGCTGCGCACGCCTGAACGGCAGGCGAAGCTGGTGGCGGCGGGTGCATCGCGCACCATGAATAGCCGCCATTTAACCGGCCATGCCGTGGACCTTGGCTATTGGCTGGATGATGGCGATGGCAAGGTTGAAAACGGTGAGGTTCGCTGGGACTGGCCGCTGTATCACCAGCAGGCGCGCTGGCTGAAGCAGGTCGCGTCAGACCTTGGTGTGGCCATCATCTGCGGTGCCGATTGGCAAGGCTTTCCCGATGGGCCGCATTTCGAATTGGATCGGAGGAAATACCCGTGATCGCTGCCTTGCTGCCCGCATTGGTGCCCATTTTGGGCGATGCGCTGAAACGCCTTTTCCCCGATGCGGAAGCGCGCCAGCGCGCAGAAGCGGAATTGCATGCGGCGTTGTTGGCGCGCGCCGGAGAATTGGAAAAAGCCGCCGGCGAAATCGTGAAGGCCGAAGCGCAATCAGAACATTGGCTGACGGCAAGCTGGCGCCCCATCATGATGCTGACCTTCGGCGCGCTGATTGTTGCGCGGTGGCTCGGCTGGTCCGCGCCGGGGATTTCAGAGGCTGAGGCGCTGAAGCTGTGGAGCATCGTTGAAATTGGCCTTGGCGGTTACGTGATTGGCCGTTCCGTTGAAAAGGTCCTGCCGAACATTGTGGAAACGCTGAAGCGATAGGGGATGAGTGATGCCTGATTCCGTCGATTACGCGCAGGAACTGGAAGAACGCCACCGCGCGAACGCCATTGCGCGAATGCGCCAGCGCCAGGCCGCGCAGGCACCCAAGCCGCCGCAACCCAAGGAAGCGGAGGATGACGCATGATGGTGAGCCTGGAATGGCGCGACATGGCCGCCATTGTCACCACCGCCGCTGTTGTCGGCGGTATTGTTTTGGCGTTTTTGCGCTTCAAGCTGGCTGGTGATTTCGCCGCGCGTGGCGAATTGGCCAAGGTGGCGCAGCGAGTTGATGAGGTGGAAGAACGGCTCGCGAAAATGCCGTCTCATAATGATCTGCGCGCGCTTCAGGACCGGGTGAATGATCTGGATCGCGCGGTCGCGGTGGTCGCGGAACGGGTGACGGGTGTCCACGATATTCTGAAGCGCGTCGAATACCAGGTGCAGCTTTTGGTCCGCCATCAATTGTCGGATGGCGCACCGGACAGCACGGGAAGGAAGCGCTGATGTCCCGCTTCGCTGCGCTGCTGGCGGAAGACCGGCGGCTGATCATCCTGCGCGCACTCGCGGAAGATCACGATTATTCGTTGAACGACTTCATCCTGAAGCGCGCCTTGGCGTCTTTGGGCCATGAGGTGTCGCGCGATATGCTGCGCGGTGATCTGACCTGGCTGAAGGATCAGCGCCTGATCACGCTGCGCGAATTGGATGATGGCGCGATCTGGGTGGCGCGTGCGACGGAAGATGGCATTGATGTCGCGGGCGGCAGGCCGCATCCGGGTGTCGCGCGCCCGGCGCCGGGGCTTTAGGCCATGGCGCGGCCTTCCACCATTGCGCGCCTCCCGGGCGAAATCCGCGAAGCGATTGGGCGGCTGCGGGAGCAAGGCCGCACCCTGGATGAAATTCTGGACCATCTGCGCGGGATGGAGGTTGAAGTCAGCCGGTCCGCCCTGGGCCGCCATGTCCAGGCGATGGACAAGGTTGGCGAAAGGCTGAGGCGTTCCCGCACGGTGGCGGAAACGCTGGTGCGGCAATTGGGCGATGCGCCGGAAAGCCAGACCGCGCGGCTGAATATCGAAATGATGCACAGCTTCATGTTCGATTTCTTGGCGAGCGTGGAGGGTGGCGAAGGTGGCGAAGGTGCTGAGGAAGCGCAGGCGCATTTGCGCAATCCGCAGTCGGTCAAGCTGATGGCGGAAGCGGTGCAGCGCCTGACGGTGGCGAGCCGCCAGAATGCGGAATACATCGCGCGCGTGGAAGATCGCGCCGCGCAAAAGGCCAAGGCCGGCGCCGCGCGCGCCGCGGAGGAAGCCGCCCGCCAGCAAGGGCTGAGCGCGGATACCATCGCTACGATCAAGGCGAGCATCCTTGGGGTGGCGGCATGATGGCGCCGCTTGGCATTGAGATCACCAGCGAAGGCCCGCTGGTCTATGTGCGGATGGTGGACCATCGGAATAGCAGCACCATGACGGCGGTGCTGAACGCCGACCAGGCGCGCGAATTGGCGCGCATGATCCGCAATGCCGCGAATTTCGTGGCGGCCCAGGCACCGGCTGAAGGCAACGCGTGATGCTCGCGCCGAAGTCGAGCGCTTCGACTAAGCCAGACATTGGCGCCGTGCTGCTGCCCTATCAGCAGGAATTGGTGCGCGCGATCGCTGAGCATTCCGTCACCGTCTATGAAAAATCCCGCCGCATCGGCGCCACCTGGGGCGTCGGCCCGGAAGCCGTGCTCACCGCCGGTGCCGCGCGAGACCAGCGCGGGGACGATGTGCTTTACATCGGCTACAATAAGGATATGGCGCGCGAGTTTATTGATGTCTGCGCCATGTGGGCGCGGAACCTCGGCCTGGCCGCCGGTGAGATCGGCGAATTCCTGTTCCAAGACCAAGATGAAGACGACATAGAACGGCACATCACGGCCTTCCGGATAACGTTTGCCTCGGGCTTTGAAATCCTGGCGCTGGCGTCCCGCCCGCGGTCGCTCCGTGGTCAGCAGGGGTTTGTCATTATCGATGAAGCCGCCTTCCATGATGACCTTGCGGCGCTGTTGAAGGCTGCTTTGGCGCTGCTGATTTGGGGTGGGCGGATCCTGGTGGTGTCCACGCATGACGGGGCGGAAAACCCCTTCGCCGAATTGGTGAATGATATCCGCGCCGGGCGAAAACCCTACCACCTGCTGCGCACCACCTTCGATGAAGCCTGCGAACAGGGCCTGTTCCGCCGCGTGGCGTTGAAGCTCGGCAAGGAATGGAGCGCCGAGGCTGAGGCGGCATGGAAAGCTGAGATCAGGGCCTTCTATGGCGACAGCGCGACCGAGGAATTGGATGTGGTGCCGCGCGCCGGTTCGGGCCGGTATCTGCCACTACACCTGATTGAAGCGCGCACCAGCCGCGATATCCCGGTGCTGCGCTATACCTGCGATGACGCCTTTGTGCATCAGCCGGACCATATCCGCACCAAGGAAACGCTGGCCTGGTGTGAAGAAAACATCCGCCCGCTGCTGGATGGTTTGAACCCGCTGCTGCGCAGCCTGGCCGGGATGGATTTTGGCCGCATCGCCGATCTTTCCGTGATCTGGCCCATCCAGATCATGCCCGATCTGATGCGGAAGACGCCCTTCACGATTGAACTGCGGAACGTGCCCTTCGAACAGCAGCGCGAGATTTTGTTCTATCTGTTGGATCGGCTACCGCGCCTTGCCGGCGTGGCGCTGGACCGCACCGGGAATGGCGCCTGGTTGGCTGAGCGCACGCTGCAGCGCTACGGCGCGCACCGCGTGGAAGGCATTCACCTGACCGAAGGCTGGTACCGCGACCACATGCCGAAATTGAAGGCAGCCTTCGAGGATGGCAGCTTCGATATCCCTGCCAATGCCGAAGTGGTGGAAGACTTCCGCGCGATTGAATTGGTG